GATGCACACTGCGTTAAGGGTCTACATCAATATACCACTGATGATGTGAAATACAAATCTATCTACTTGGAGATTCAAGAGCCAATTGTGGATGCTGTTTCTCACAACATGATGTGGTATGCTGATATTTACGACAACGCTGCTCGATCTTATGACCATTTAAACAGATTGGGCGCGGGGTCGTGGCGCCCCCCCTGCGCATTGTGAGGACCACGCCAATGAAGTGTCACCGGCGACGTGTTTCGTATAAACCTGGTTTTTACGTCGACGGTGAGTGGTGGTCCCAAAACCAGGTTCCTATCAGAGATATGCCTCCAGATTGGCGTAGCTACGCTGTCATAAGTGATGTGCCCGATCACACCCCTAATGACAGCCGTAATTTTATCCAGCTGCGCTATCAACATTTGGATCCATTTATCTCTGCAACGAAATATGGCCGTTTTGCCTGTAACGATTCCTGTGGGTGCAACAACCAGATTGCTCTTGTGGAACGCCTCTTGCGAAATGCTCAAAAGGATGGCACACATTCTGCCTTTCCAGAATTTGACCCGGAAATGCGCAATCCAATGTTAGAAACCCTTAGAGCGTTTGCACAAGCTTTTCGCAATCACTCTTCCGGCGAACTATTAACCGGATATGAGTGCCTCCAGGCCTTTAAAGGTAAAAATGACCATATTGAATCCCAGTTGGGGGAACTGGGATTCCACACCTCTGTCGCAGATCCTAAGCGGTATGAGCGTGTGTCACAAGAGCTTGCAGAAATCCTTGCTGTAGACGAGGATTCCTTCCGCTCCGGTCCGGTGATTATACCAAAGGAATTGTTTAAGAAATGGGCTGTCATACGACCTTTTGCAAAGGTTGAATCAATTGACGCCGACAAATTCCCACGGAATATTTCACCGCGCAACCCAAAGTTTAACTTCTTGTGGGCTCAGTTTACCAAACCGCTGGAAGCTTATTTCTACAAATATTTGGGCGCTATTGGGGTGATTGCAAAATGGTGCCCAAATGGTAGGGAACGTGGCGTTCGTAATCCTTGGATTGGTAAATCCATGAACAAGGTGCAACGAGCTGCCGCTGTCAAGTACAAAATTGATCTTTTTACGAGGATTTATGGAGTACACCCTGCCGTATTCCAATCTGACTGTACTGGTTGGGATGCGCACATGACATACACGTTGTGCACCTTAGAGTGTCTCTTCTATTGCATGTGTTTTCCTAAGTGGAACTGGTACGTGTCACAATTGGTGGAGTGGTTGGTGGAGAATAAG